GTTCAAAAGCACTGCGTTCAAAAACCAGTTGCTGTTGGAATTAATGTCCATTCAATTGATTGGCAAATGTTGTATCAACGACTTTCTCAGAAAGCCAAATCGGTTGTGGCTGGAGATTTTTCTCGATACGATACAAGTTTGTGTACAGCTTTTGCTAAATTTTTTGTTAAGTTCGTTAATTGGTGGTACGATGATGGGCCTGTAAACTGTAAAGTTCGTGAATTGCTATTTGAACATGTTTACCATGCCGTCCATATTTTTGGAACCATGATGTTTATCTTGGCTATGGGAAATCCATCTGGAAACCCTTTGACTGCGATTTACAATTCAATAACAAACATAGCTGCTACTTACACTGTTCTCGTTGATTGTTTAGGTCTCAGAGAAGATGAATTTGAGTTAACGTGTTATGGAGATGATAACGTGATTGCAATAAACCGACCAAACTATCGTTGTTGTGATTTAACACCTCATTATAGGGAAAGATTTGGTCTGGAATACACACATTACAGCAAATCTGCTGTTGAACCTTATGACACCCTTGAAAGCATAAGATATTTAGGGAGAAAATTCTGGGCTTGCGAAGGAATGATGAAAGCACCTTTGGAAGAGAGAGTTGTTTTAGAGATGGTGTATTGGATTCGTGGCAAACAAGCAAAAGAAGATAAACTTTTGTCAACAATCTCCGCTTTTGCTATAGAAACATCACATTTTGGATGTGAACGTTTCCACGAATTAAAAGAGCAATTATTTGCCAAGATTAAGGAGATGTGTCCTGAAATATTACCAACAGTTGATAGAAATTATCAAAGTTACGGTTTTTATCACATGGGCATGTATGATCCCAGATATTTAGTTAAATTCGCATGGTACGAGTCCAGTAATTGCGGAAAATCAAAACTCGAAGCTTTAATGACAGATTGTGATGAAGTTGCTGTCATTAAAGCTATTAAAGAACGGCATCACGCAAAGCGAGCGTACAGATGTGAATCTGTGAATCATCCTTGGCAACAAGTAAAATGGACATGTAGAAGCAATCCTGTTAATTATGAAGTTAGAGAAGACAACGAGGAAACAAGAGAGACTCATATTCCA